CTGTCTATATAATCAAACATTTCAAAATACTGATTGTTAAGTAATATGGAAACAAACCAAGTGAACGGCTAACAAACAACGTTGTCCGGGTAAGACAACAAGGGTAGCTTGACTATCAGAAAGTTATGGTGGATGTGCGGTGGATTTGCACAACATTTGCACAACACGGACAAAAAAAGGGGGACGGTTCTCACGAATCATCCCCCTTTGTCATTAACCAATAACACTAACACAAACTAAAAAGAATTATTTTATCCTTCCGTCATCCTTCGGAGTTATCTCAAAGGATGCCTTTGTCAATCTTTGTCCGGGAGACATCGTGCCGACAAGCACGAGGCGGAAAGCCTTGTATGGTGTGCCTTGTATGCCGGTGATGTATCTCTCAACGCTTGACGCCACCGGAGTCCACCGCTTGTAGTCCATCGTTCCATACAAGGCGGTCTTTATCTTGTCTCCGCGGGCGATCATCGTGTTGACCGTCTTCAGCGCATCTCCGTCACCGAATGTTATCGGACGTGACACTGCGGCAACAACGACATCGTCTTCGTTCTCCTGCGACAGGTCTATAATGTCCGACCTTGTGCTCTCCATAATCTTTGACGGTACGGACACCTGCACTACGCTGTTCGGGTAAGAGTTGGCGATAGCGACAACCTTGCCTGTGCGCACCTCTCCCCATTGCTTGCTCCGGAGCGAGTAGGTGGGGGCGAAGACGTTGCCCGGATTGCAGATGAGAATCCGTTGCCTTACGTAGTCGTATGCTATACGGCTTCCGCTGAGGAATCCTTTGAACGATTCAAACGAGATTCTGTCGGGCTCCAAGAGTTTCGTAAAGCCGGGGAGTGCAGACGGGCTGAACCACTCACCGTCCAAAGCCTCGGACAGGCACTGCGTTTGGGAGCCTTGAAGCACCATCAGTCCTCTGTTGGAAGAGAAGAGGATTGCATCGTCTATCTGCGTTATGCTGTCGGCATTATTGACAATATCTCTTGTCACCGGAGTGACGGAAGCGATACCTCCGTTCTCGTTGGTCTGCAACGCCCATATTCCTTCATCGGTGAATGCGTATAGGGGATACTGACCGAATTGCCCTTCAGACAAAGCCTGCGTTGTTGAAGACAGCCCTATGATTTCACCGAAGCCAACCGTGTTTATGCCTGCCACAGGGAAGTAGAACGGCATATTTACAGCAGATGTATAGACTTTGTTGGGCTCCTTGAACATCTTGTCGGTGGTCACCGGATCAGTACCCGTTGCCGCAGTTTCCCAAAACTTGTCAGTCTTGTCCCAATTGCATTTCTCGTCCCAGAAAGGGAACACATAGAACGCTCCGTTTAGGAACTCGTGTTGCTTCATCTCCACCTGCATATAGACAGGTTCGTTAGGAGTGGCACTCACTCCGTTGTATATCCTCTTGGCAATCATCTTTGTGGCAAACGTGTTGGGGTAGAACCCATAGAGTCCTACGTTCTCTTGATTTAATCTGTCTTTTTCGGGAGCCACGATGAATTGTCCGGATGTGTTGTGCAGCTCATACCATACAGAGAACGAGTACGACTCGCTTCTTTCATACCGTTGTGCCGCTGATGTATTCCATCCGCCGAAAAATTTTCGGCGGATGTTGGAAATGCTCAGCCTTGAATTGTATACAAACGCCTGTTTGGGCAACAACGATTCGTGACTGTTGTAGTCATCGGTCATAACCTCCTTATTGACCAACGATGAGAGATAGGAATCTTGTATGTCAATCTCCCTCATAGCCGTATATTCCTTCAACTCCGATATGGGAATAGACTTGAGCAGATAAAACAAAGACTTGTTCTCCACATCCTTTTTTATCTCATCATTGGTAAACTTAGGCAAGGTGAAATACCATTTGTCTCCCAGAGGGAACGTGTTGTAATGAAGACGGAATCCGGATGTTGATGTGAAGGAGAGTATGCCGTAGTTAATACGGGTGTCTGATGTTTTAAGCTTTGCCTTGTGGCAGTGCTCGTTGTCTATCTTGTCGTATCCGCTTTGCTTGTATGTGTAAATAGGTGCGCTGATGAAAATGTCGACACTCTTTATGATGTCGCTGTAATCCTTCAAAGCAGATGTGTTGGACAGTACATTGCACAAAAGTTTGCAAGGTGTGCAACTTATGTTTATTTTCGTTTCAGTGTTGCCCACATCCAATTCGGGTGCGATAAGATACATAGGTTCAAAGGTGCTTGGAGTCATAAGGATAGGAGCCGAGTGCATCGTGAGTGTCGTGCCGTCATAAAGACGGTATGCGTATCTCACAAAGAAAGGGAATATGAACCGCCCATACTTGGTGTTGTTGGCTATTATCATATTCGCTATTGCGCACAACTGCTGTTCCAAATCCCTTTGGTTCTCCTCCTTCATCCAATCTAAGTTCTGCGCCTTATCCCACTTTGTCTTGAATGTCAGTTTATGGGGGAGTTCCTTGTTCTCGTTCAACGTCCAACCATCTGTAAAATCGGACATTTCCAAACCGAAGCTCAGGTTTAGTTCCGGGAGATGAGTGCCGAGATTCTTATAGACGAACACACCCGTGTCCTTGTCTTCTTTCCAAAGGAAATAGCGCATTTCGTTTTCGGAGTAGGCGATGAGCGTGTTGCCCACACTCACGATCTTGGGGAGACCGGCTACATCTCCTATCTCCTTGAAACCGCTGTCGCCGTCCTCCGTTGTCGGTGACATCTGATAGTACAGTGTGTTGTCCTTGAAGAAGATGTAGTGTTCGCTTTCTGAAGTCACGGAATGCACGAAGAGTAGTTGGTACTTGTCGGTGACGTTCCACAGGCATTTACCTTTGCCGACCGCCTTCAACTCGCCTTCTTCCGGGATAAGGTTCACAAGGTGCGACATCACTCCGTCTTGTGCGCTATAGTCTGAAGGAGCATTGGAGATGCCCACAAATTCAATGTCTTTATTCATCATACAGATTGTTTCTCGTTATCAACGGCAGAGCCGTCCCAATGTTGTCCACCTCCACTGCGGAACCCACGGGCAGGTGAGCCTCCCTCTTTCCGCACAGAACGATGATTTTCTTTGCCAAGTCGTAGAAATTGGCACGGAGGAAATTGCTTCCGAAGTTGACCTTACGGCACACACCGCGGAATTTTCCTTTCACATTTCGTTCAGCGACATAAAGATAATATTCACCGCCCGCGTTCCACACATTGATGGCATCGCCGGGGTGCAGACCGAGAGTCTTGCTGACCCTTGATGTTATGTCTATCTGTCCGTTCTCACGGAAGTATATATCCGGTTTTCTTGTTTCCGCCATTCTCATTTCCTTAAAATTTTGAAGTAGTAAAAATCCTTGCATCGGCATCGCACCACTTTCTTCCTTGCAGTCTTGCCACACTCTATCCCATAGTCATAATAGATGCGGTTGACGGAAGGACACGTTGCGTTGAAACCGATGGTGTTGTGCTGAAAGTTTTTCTGCAACGGAGCGAAGGGGGTGTCCTTGCCCACAAGGTCGGGATGGTTAACGCAGAACCCATACTCCCGTCCATCCGAGAACATATGAATCTTATTCTCATCCACAATATCAGCCATCACTATCTCCGCCAAGCGCGGAGATAATGTGACTGAGTTATCTGTATCATCCAACACGACATACAGCCTGTTAAGCATCTTGTCAAGAATCCGTCCAATCATCGTTTTGTATTTGGGTAAATCAATCTACTGCGGAAACTTATGGTTTCGATGTAGGAGAACGACAAGTTTCCAGTTCTCAAATCACGCATATGCCGTTCCGCGTCAGCCTTGTTATCAAAAATGAAACTGCAAATCTCATATTTTCCGGTTCCTTTGGTGTTGACTATGTTGGCATAGTACTTATACCCCAGAAGGTATGATATTATTCGTTGAATCAAAGACATTTCCATAAATAAACTTTTTACTAAGGTAATAATTAATCGCCTATCAGACAACTTTTTTGTTAATCTTAAAGCTCCGTTTTCTCATTTACTCGTTCGAACCGCTTGCACGCAGGGCGCATCTGTGACGCGTTGTAAGAAGGCCACTTGCATCTGCCTTTTGCGGCTACCTCATATCTGTAGTTGGCGCACACTCCACAGCAACGGAACTTGTCTGCCTGTGCCACGCTGATGCTCTTCAGCTCTCTAATGGCAGCGTCGATGCAAGCCTCCAATGCCGCCCGCTTGCGTTTGTTCACTTCGTTCACCTGTGCTGCCACACTCTTCTCCTCGATGGCGATGCACGCTTTTTGTATCGCCACAAGGTTGTTTATGCTTGGTGGAGTAATCTTCAACGGCACTTCCGCACACGCAGCTGCAAGGCGCTCTGTATATTCCTCGGCAAACTCAATCGCCATAAGCGAGAGAAACCGCACCACCTCACTCTGTGCGTTTATGTCGGAATCGTCGACATCGTAATTGAGAGAGCGGATAAATTCCTCCACATTAAGGCGGAGGAGCGAGAACACCTTCTTCGTGTCCTCGAAGAAGCGGTATTCGAGAAACTGCATCAATTGCAGTTCCGCACCGAACATTCCTCCTGTCAATTCTTTTTTGAGGTCACGAATGGCGTTGCCAAGGTCGCAACTGACACGCTTGTAGATGAGATTGCCGTCCTTGTCGGTTTTGAAGTTGAAGCACAGATAGCGGAGCCGTTCCGCCTCACGGATCGTGAGCAGTGCGATGAAGAGTGGTTTAAGCACGAGGTTCCTGACCTCGCAAGGTTGGAGCGGTTTTGGTGACAGCTCCTGAGCCACAGCAGTGCGTCTTGCGGTCGCTGCCGTCAGTCTGATAGGAAATAGTATCATTGACATTCGTTGATAAATCGTTCTTGTTGTTTATCGAAAAAATATTTGTTTATCTCACATCCCACAAAGTCAAAGCCGAGATTATATGCGGCTATCCTTGATGAGCCGCTGCCTAAATGCGTGTCAAGAATCTTGTCGCCTTGCTTTGCAAAGGTCTTAATGAGATATTCGTATAACGCCACAGGTTTCTGCGTTGGGTGGATACGTTTCTGTCTGAATAGATGACTGAATAGTTTCGCTGGCGCATTGAACGATGTCCACAAGTATTCGCACGCAGAAAAGTTCTTCCACGGCTGTCGCTTGTCCCACACAACGAAACATCTGCAAGGAGGAAGATCGAAATAGTTTCCACCGCAAATTATCTGATTCTTCGACACGCGGAACAACTCCTGGAAATATTCATCCGTAGGCGGAATATCCCATTCCATCGGCATTGTGTTCAACGCCCTTATGCACTTCTTGCCTCCTGTAATGCCTGCGCCACTCGCTTTAAGACCATAAGGAGGATCGACAATGGCTAAATCAAAAGCCTTGTCGGGGAGAGTCCGCATATACTCTATGCAGTCAATGTTGTACGCTATATTCATTGGAAAAAAGAAAGGGAGGAAACCGATGCTTCCTCCCTGTTGTCCTCTGGGGTTAAAGTTTTTTTTATCTACAATAGTAGAAATTCTGAATCGATTTTTGTTTAAATCCACAGCCTTTCGGCTGACTCCCTTCGGACACCACAAAGATAGTGAAGAGAGTATCGTAGATACAAGAACTTTAACCTAATTAACAGAGGGAGGTTAATAAAGTTAAATAAAATCGTAAATGGCAATATCGCCTTGTGGGTTCTGTCTGTTCTTCTTGTTGCGCCTCCAAGCATAGGCGAACGGCATAATCTTCTCGTACCACCGTGCGTCCTCCATCATGGAGCCTACATACTGGGTAAGGTTCGGCTTGTAGTCAAACTCCACAATCTGCGCCCAATCGCCCTTGCGGTTGCCACCGAAGAGGTGTATCATGTTGTCTTTACTCCACTCTTGGCAGAGCTCCTTGAAGTAGAAAACGTTGTGGTTTTGCTTGTCTGGGTCTTCGAGAATCAGACGGACAAAGGCAGGTTGATTGTAGCGGATCATCAGTCTGTCCAACCGCACCAAGACATCGATAGGCTGGACCTCGTGTGTGCATTCGTAAAGACCGTGGGCGAAGTAAGGTTCGCCCTTTTTGGTGAAGCGGATGCGCAAGTCGAAGCATCGTGCGCCATCGTACCACTGTTCCTCGATTGTCTTGCGCTGACACCGAGCGAACGGAATCATGAACCACCCATACCACTTCTGCGGTCGGAGATAAGTCATTGAATTGTGTGTGCCGATTATCGGCGTTCCTTGTTTCTGTTCCATTTTCTTCAATCAATTTTTAATTCAAACAACAATTCCTCTTGCCGAGCAACCGACGGACGCACCTGCATTATAACCATCTCTATGTCTTCTCCTATCTGGAAATATAAGCGTTGTCGCTCTGCATCGCCTCTATTCAGCAACAAAACTCTTCCGTCTGTCGCTTTTGCCAACTCGCACAAGAGGAGCAGATATTTCGGCTTGACGATTGCGTCGGCAATCTTAACCACGCCTGTTCGTTCAGTAAGACTGTCTCCGCCACATATTGGACATTCTCCTATAATCTCATGATCATATCCGAGTCTATCAGTGTATGTACACCAGACCCTTCCAACACCTCCACACTCTTCGCAAACGGTCAAAAGGTCTCCCCAATCGGTGAATTTTTTGCTCTTCAATTTTTCTTGCAAAAGTCCAATATCCACCAAGCAATTGCAAGTCTTAGAGGGAAAACAATGATCAACATCAATTTGCTTAATTAGTGGCGAGTAACCGCTGTTGTTTCCTTGCGACTTAACTCGTATCAACGAATAACTGTCCGTTGCGGCAATCCATTCGCTATAAACAAACGGTTTCTTGAAACATTCGGGAAATTCAGGAGCTTCGTCTGCGAGCTTCTTCAACACGCTCTTAATCTCTTTTTTCATATATTCGTCATATTAATTCGTTCTCGATACAAAATTCCGCCATCTTGATTGCCGCCTCTGTAAAACTGGTATCTTGTGGCTTGCGACCGTTGATTCCCTCCTTGTCGAAGTCGAACACCCATCGTCCATACTGCACAGATATGGTCAAATGTCCAGAGATGTTCGGATAGTCTCCGTCGCTGTCCAAGCATTCTTCATATTCTTCGTTCGGGTTGACAACCCGAATCCATTTTGTCTGCGGCACTCTGTCCACACGCAAAGGCAGACAATCCAAAAGGTTCTGCAACGTCCATTCCTTGCCAAGATTAATGCCAAGACTTACCAGCTTCTTAATTTGCTTTGTCGTAAAATCATTATTGCCTTGAATAAATTCGAGGAAGTCAGCGGCAAGGTAGAGCAGAAGTCTTTCTCGGCTTCTGTTCGCCAAGTTGTTGACTACGTATCTTGCAAAGTCCTCTTTGTCCATCCGTGACAAATCGTTGAACGCCTTAAAAATATCCATTCCAGTTTCGTTTGTCATATTTTCATCCTCCTTAATACTCTTTAAAGAATTGAACCAAATCGGGGCAATTAGCCGCGATGTAAGACAATAAAATTTTGCGATTAAACTCTGATAAATTTTCAAATACATATTTGGCAAAAACCATTTTTTCTGTTGATGTCAGACTGCCAAACGCATCCTCTATATTTATCTCAACTTTTGCCAATATCATAGATTCATTCTCCTTATCTCGTTAATTTTATTAACAACTTCGCCGACTGAATTGTCGGTTGAAAACTTGTGGATAAGCGTGCAGCCATTTGCAATGTACAACGATCCGTCAATAAGTCTGACGGACAGGCTTGCGCACACTTCCTCATTTCGCTTCTGCGCCCTCCGCCTCTGCTGGCGAAGAAGCCACATCCTGTATTGCTTTATCATTTTAATAGTAATTTTACTGCGGAGAGTGCTTTTATAAGTGATTCTAAACGTTGTTTATCTATGTAGAATAGGCTTCTCGCTATTTTTCCATCTTCATACGCAGAAATCAAAACATACTCTTCATTTGCCTCTATATTTATAAAAGCATGGTTATGTTTATCATCAATAATATCTAAGCTATACATTACTCTATTGTTTTTATAAAAAGACCTTGTTGTAAAGTTCGGCGAATAGTTCCCCGAATTGCGCTGCACGCTCGGATGTCTTGAAGCAAAGCCGAGAACCGAAAGGCGCATACGCATCCGCAGGCGTGCTAGCCGTACTCGCGAACACGAACCCCGCAACATCCTCGTCATACTTGAACCACGGAAACCACTTCTCTTGATTCCAATCCGAGAAATCGGGTACAAATCCATCTTCCTTGTTCCATGCCTGTGCGATGGTGAACAACTTGTTCAAGGCAATTAGTGCTTTAAGATGCTTTGGATTGATGTCGGTCACAAGTCTTGCAGTATCTTCAAGATTGGCAACTTTTTCAGAACGGTTTCTCTTTACAACGTATAAGTCTGCGTTCGGCTTGCCACCAAGGGCTTTTCTTGCGCTCTCAAAATCCGTAATGGTTTCGTTCACATCCTTGCATTCAACTTCTTCAAGGACAAAATCAAACGGTGATAAATAATCGTCATCATCAATGTCCCAAAAATCGTTCTGCCCGCAAATGTAGTCCATCAAGGTTTCCGCGGCCTCTTTACGTGAATTGTGGATGGCTTGCATAACAGTCTGTTCGCTTCCATCCGCGTTTTTGATAATATACTTTCTCATTTTATTTATTGATTTAGAAATTCTAAAAGTTCTTCCGCTTGGCTGAGGGCGAAGTCGGAGTCGGAGCCTTCGTCGTATTCCTTGACAGTCACCCAGCCGTACCATTTTCTCACCTGCACCGCATAGGTAGTGATGCTTGACTGCACGATCGGCAGTCGGTCGCTGTGCGTGAAGCACGCATAGATTCTTGGTCTTATTCTGTATCTCATTCCTCGCCTCCTTTCTTCAGTTCAGCGATTAGAGCGTCAGCGATCATGACTGCATCTTTTACACCGCGTTCGAGGCCCTTGCCGTAATATTCAAGAAGAATCGTGTGCGGTAATATATCCTTTGCTATCTCATACCTGCGCTGCTCCCAGTCTGGAGTGCGCAATGTCTTGGCGATGCTCACCACCGCCTCTGCCTGTCTTTGTTCTAAAACATTCATTGTCTTTTAGTTTTGTTAGATTATCGCTTATTGTTTATCCATCTCTCCCTCAGACCTCTGACTACTTCCGTCTTTTTTAGGCATCTTGTCAGAGCCTTCACAAGTATCAGCTTGCTCGCAAAATGCGGCAACTGCGCCTCGTGCATTTTCAGTTCCTTGTCAATCAGTGCTGTGATTGCGCGGTAATCCTCCTTTGAGAGCGTGATTGTCACCATAGAGCTTTCTTCCGTGACAGGTGTCGCTACTAAACTGCATAGTCCCATAATTTTATTTTTTATAATCCGTATTTTGTGTATAATTTTTCAGAATACCTGTCAACCACATCCGTCTGAATTGACGCAAGGTAAATCTGCGTTGTCTTGATGTCCGTATGACCCATTCCCTTGCTTATGACCGTCAACGGTACCTCCGCAGCGTTGGAGAGGCTTGCCCAAGTGTGCCGTGCGCAGTAGAACGTCAACGGTTCGGAGAAACCTATGTATTCACCGATTTTGGTGAGGAACGAATTAAGTTGCCTTATCCGATTTAAAGACATACCCAGCAAGCTGCGATCCCCATCAGCCTTATACTTTCGTATAATTTTCTTTGCCTTTTCTGGAACTTTCATAGAAAGCACTTGATGTGTCTTTTTTCTTGCGTATGTCATATTGCCGTTACGAAAATTGGAAGGAGTAAGGCTTGCAAGGTCTGCTGGAGATATACCGCGGAGCAGAAAGCTGAGAATAAACAAATCGTATGCTTGTTTATACCCTTTGCGCGTGGTGTCCTTTTCCACTCCCCCCCCCATTTATAAAATTCGTCCATATTGATTGCGAGCAATGCCTTGAACTGCGTGTCTGACAATGCCCGTGACTTCGTTTTCGCAACAGCCGTAGTTGCTCGCTTCCACGGAGAAGCGTCCTCTACAATCCCCCGTGCCACCGCCCTGTTGTACATCGTCCGCAAATTGCGGTTATACATACCAATGGAGTTCGCTGACAAACCTCTATGTACCATTGCTTCCTGCGCAGCCAGAATATGCGTATAGTCAAGCAGACCGATGTCGATACCCTCAAATAGATCGCGGTTGATGCGCAAAATCTTCTCATAGCGTTCTGCGGTCGTGTTTTCACCCATTCGGCGCAATTCCGCAATCTCGGCGGCGCAGAAATCTATGAACGTTATTCCAACCCTTTTTCGTTGAATTGTGCCTGTCTTCTGCATAATAGCCTCCATTGAAATCTTAGCCCTTATAGGCTTCGCTTTCGTGCGGTTGGGCTTTTTCTTATCTTGCTCTGCACAAACGGAGGGCTTATGTCTGTTTGTCGTGACGACCACCGTTTTTTTGCGTGGCTTCTTTTCGGTTTCCTTCCGTAAATCCTCGTCCATCCGCTTCTCGTTGCGGACAACCAGCGTGCGCTTGTCAAGTCGCACAACCTTGCTCCCCTCCTCACGTTTCTTTACATCCGCGAGCAGTTGCAAAGCGCGTTCCCGTGCGCCATAGTCTGGTGTATATTCACTCGCTTCGTACATATCGTTATTTGTTTGTGCTTCCGAAACCGCCTTTTCCGCGCTCGGTCGCTTGGTTGAACAACTCTTCCTCATCCACCACGCACGCTCCGACAACGAGCGTTCCTTTGGGGGCGTTTGCCTTTGGTGTCAGACCGACACGCCGCATAGCGTCTATGGATGTCGCCACGCTGGAGCGGTTCATCGCAATCAGCGCGTAGCCGTGCGGCACTTCCGCCCTTATACCGCTCGGCACGAGGATGTCAGTCCCCGATGTCAGCCGAGCCGTGAAGCCTTTCGGCACGTAGAAGTCCAGCCCTGCCGAGCATTCAGTCCCTCTTGTGGGGGTCTTCACCTCCCTAATCTTCGTTATCTTCATCTTTTTCTGACAAGTTTAATTGTTTGAAAATCGATTCTGACAATTCGCCCTCCCTCGTCACGCTTGCGCAGGACAGGAAGCAACTCAAGAGCCTTGCGGCGGCTCAATCTCAAGTCAGCTTTTGAGTTCTCTATAACGTCGTAGTTCATATCAGTAAAGTCTGTTGAGTTCGTAAGCCTTGATTATTCTTCTCACATCCCTCTGCGTCATTAGGTAATCCTTGGCAATGACACTGACGGGGGTGGAAAGCATATACGCCTTGTAGACATCCTTGTGCAGAGGGAATCGGATGTCAAGCACATCCACAATCATTTTCTGTTTGGGGGAGTAGTGCGCTATGGCGTCGCGGAAGAAATAGTCCACCGCCTCACTCTTGGCCTTGAAAGCCATCGCCTCTTCCTCCGGAGTGTAGTAGTTTTCGTTCCTCATAGCGCAGCAGTATTTTCGCCTGACGCTGAAGGTTGACCAAGCGAAGGTTGTTCTTGTCGTGGGGAATCTCCACGACCGCCCTCGCACACCGCATCAGCAGTCTGTAGTTGTTTGTTGAGATAGTCTTCATACGCTCTTGCCTGTCCTTGCAGGTCGTTGATGGTGTGCAGGCATCGGATGATGTCGTTGAGTTCCCCTTCGTCGAGATGCGCCCAGTCGTTGGCTATCGGTCTGAGAGCCGCTTCCGCCACGAGCAGCGCAGTGAGGAACCTGCTGTTCACACGTTTGTCTTTTTGAATCTGTTCTTTCATTTCTTTGGTTAAAATGGTAGTTGTTCACGATTTGCCGTCACCATCGTAGCCGTTGGCATATCGGCAAGGTCGGAGAATCTTGTGTATTGCTTCTCGTAGGCAGCAATGAATGATGTCGTACCCGTGTTTCTGCCTTTAGCGACGATGATCTCCGCAGTGCCGTTGGTGCTGACGTTGGCGAACCTGTCCTTGTAGGCAAGGTTCTTACCCTCCGTCTTGTAGTACTCGGGGCGGTAGACGAATATCACGTTGTCGGCATTCGACTCAATCTCACCGGAGCCACGCAGACGGGCGAGGGAAGGGTAGGGGTTCATGCGGTCACGGCTGAGTTGGGAGAGCAGGATGATGCTCACGTCAATCTCACCGGCGAGCCGCTTCAGCGTGGCGCAGATGTCGCCTATCTCCTGCACACGGTTGTCAATCTTGCCCATCGAGATAAGCTGGAGGTAGTCGATGACAAAGAGTTTCGCCTTCTTGCGGTAGGCAAGCTGACGTATCCAGGCGCATATCTTCGCCACGCTCTGCGCCTTTCGGTTGAACCACATAGGCAGCGTTCCCGTCCTCTCCACTGCGGCGCCCACGCGGTTGTAATCGTCCGCTCCGAGCCGCTTGTAGAGGATGTCCGAGGAAGACACCTGCGCATCGCCCGACACCATACGTGCCGCAAGCTGCATCACCGACATCTCCAGCGTCACCACCCCCACACCGACACCCGCGGTGGCGGCATTGAGGGCGAACGTCAGCGCAAGGGAAGTCTTGCCCATAGATGTCTCGCCGGCGATAATTGTCAGGTCTGTTGCGTGCAGTCCTCCGCGCTCGTCTATCCCTCTAAGTCCCACGGGGATTTCCGGAGCGTTGTGCATCCGAGACTGATTGTCGAACACGTTGCGCATCACCTCGTTGCAAGCCTCCTCAGCCGTCACCATCTCCGTGGTGTTTGACACAAGGCAGTTGGCAATCTCCGAGTTGAGCCGCTGGAGGGTCGTCTCAGAAGGCTCGAGCGGCTGCATAAGTAACTGCTGCGCCTCCATAATCGCGGCAAGCGTGCGCCTCCTCACAAGCAAGTCTGTCAACAGTTCGTCCGTTCCGCTGGCGGAAGTCACGGGAAGAGCACACTGCTCGTTGAATGCAAGGAATGCCGCCTTGTCCACCGTCATCAGCCGTGCCGCCACCGCCATCATATCGGCATCGCCTCCGTTGTTGCGGATGTACAGCATCGCCTCCCATATCGTGCGGTTTTCTGGGACTGTGAACACTTCAGGGTCAAGGACATCGGCAAGGCGGTAGAACTCACCGCTGTTGGTGACGCAGGCACTAAGCAGATTGGCTTCCGCTTCCGGATTGCACAGGCTGTTCATACTCTGGTGGTTTATACGATTCCTTGAAGTTTTTCATCCTCTCAAAAATCTCCTCCTCAAAGCGCGGAATGCCGATGAAGAACGGCTTGCCGTTGCCGACATCCTGCATATAGTGCCGACCGAAGGCGGTGAAAATATCATCGTCGTAGCCGAGAGCGTCTATGTGCGGAGCCATAAGGTCGTAGAGGAACTCGTTCCACGCCGGCGGCTGGGCAAGTTCTCCGTTGGCTCTACGGATGTTTAGCAGCGAATCAGCGTGTCTCTTCGCGTCTTGGATGGTCTTGTAGTCCTGACCTCGCTCAATCCAGCCACGCTTGATGGTGTGAATCTGCACGGCAAGTCTGTCACGGGGTAGGTTGTACTTGTAGCACATAGCCTCCACCCACATATCCTCGCCCATCAAGACGTCCTCAATCTCCGACACAGGAATGATCTCCGTTGCTGTCGGCGATGTCGGTTTTTCTCTTTCTTTTGCTACGACGTAGTCGTAGTTTTCTTTCTCTTCAGGGGCTTTTTCTTCTTGGGTAGTAGGGGGTGTGGGGGGAGAAGGGGTTTCTTCTTTTTCGGAAAAACCTTCAGAAACCATAGGTTTTTGCTCTTGTAACCTATGGTTTTCGGTATCATAACCTATGGTTTTGGGAGGTTTTTGCTCTTGTAACCTATGGTTTTGGGAGGTTTTTTTCGGTCTTCCGCCCTTGCTTCCTCCTTCTCTCCGTTGTCTGTCCGCCTCGATTGTTGCCGACAGCAGTCCGACAATAAGTTTGCCGACCGCATCGTCCTCGGCAGGCATAATTCCTCTAAGCGCATAGTTGAGCAATGCTTTCAGCGCGTCTGTCTGTGCCTCCTGAGGAAGCGTTTCTATTGTGTCGAGCCATGACTCGTGGAAGGTGAATCTATTGTTTGCCATTCTTCTATTTGATTTTGGCTGCATAGTCATTGAGCAGCCTGTGGTAACTGATTCTGTCGGTGGTGACCAGATGTCTGATTGCCTTCAGCGTTTCCTCGTACACCGCACGGTGGATTTCGATGAACGGCACGAGGTGCGGTGGGTTGGAGCCCTCCTGCATCCTCTGAATCATATCATACAGTTTCTCTTCGTCAATCATATCTTGTATATTATTGGAAGGTTCGCTGATGTCCACGCAAGAAGCATAGCGTCACGCTCCTCCTGGTTGCTCCGCTTGGCGGTATAGCCGGTTATGGCGCATATCTCCTCGTGGGTGATTTTGCGGTCTTTGCCCTTCCAGATTTTGCGCAGGGGCGGTTGAAGCCGAACATCAAAGCTGAAGTGCCGCGCTATGTCGGCAATGTCTATGCCTATCTGATGGTTGCGCCCCACGTGGTAGCCTTTTTTAGCCGCCACCGCCTTGCTGTCGGAAGGCAGTGAATGGAAGTTGTGGGCAGTGGCCCACGAAGCCTCCACCACCACAGCGACCGTCAACGTGGGATATTCGTTGCGCACTCTGCGGAAGTCGTCCGTCAGCGCGGGAAGCGTCATTGTGGTCGCTTCAATCCTTTTGGTTTTGGGACAGAGTGTTGCGACACCGCTTGCCTCCACGTCAGGGTCGATGCCGATGATAATGTCGTATGTCATAGATACTCCTTTCTTCTGTTGATTTCAATTTCCGCCTGTCTAATCATATATTCCTCCTCCGGGGTGGGGATATACCAACCTTCGGTGGCCGCCCAGTTTCGGAAGCGTTCAATTGCCGTTGTCATATCCTCCGTTGACAAGTCTCTGCTTGATTTCAGCGTCCTCACGTTCTGTTGCAGACGGGTGTCGTAACGTTCGGTGACAAACAAATCTGCGTTGCAATGCGCCTTGAAGTAATACCGCTTCACGTAGTCCATCGTGTTGCCCGTCTCCATTGCCACAATGCCGATACAGACGTGCAGGTAGCGGTTCTGTGGGTCGCTACGCTGCTTTCTCTCGGTCAGTTCAACAGAGGGCGAGTGCTTGTCAATCAACGACTGCAAGCGTGTCTTGGCACGCTCACAATCGTAGGGATTGGAAAGGTCGAACAACATAGTCCGTTAGAATGGAAGATCGTCGGAGGAGGCAGACGGAGCCGCCTCAATCTGTTCCGTGGTCGGCTGGCTTGGCATAGGCTTCAGCTCCGAGAAGTCGCCGATGTAATAATTCTCGCCCTCCACCTGCTGGTCTTTCGGTACGCTTACTCTCATAGAATGGGTGTATGTGCGCTCGCCGAAGGTGGAGGGCGTCTTGCGTTCCCACAGACCGACATTGAGGAATATGTGTTCTGTGCCGTCCTTGCACATTACTTTTTTGAAAAATCTCTTTGGGACTTTGGTTAAGTCGATTGATCCAGTGTAGTTGCTCATAATGCTGTGATTCTTATTGATGATTTGACTTTGGTTGTTTTGATGTAATTCTTGTAGGATTCAGGATTTTCTTCCTTGAACTTCTTGGAGTCGAACGTTTCTTTGGTGGAAGGCTCAATGTAGGTGAGCCGCATATTGTCGGTCTCCCACTTCTTCACTCCTGCCTTCTCCATCTCGCCCTTCATCCGCTCGGAGAACGTCTTCACCTGCTCCTCTATCTCTTTCTTCTTTGCGAGCAGGTCGAGGATCTGCATCTCCATCGCCTTGTAGCGGTCGGGCAGAGTGTTGACGCTCGGAAGTGGGTTGACGAATTGCCGTCCGTCCACCTCGGCGGCGAGGAGAGAGTCGATAACCGCATCGTCAATGCGGTCAATGTCGGTAATCTCAGCTTCTTCCCCACGGAGCCAGATAGCAAGCAGACCGACAACCTTACAGCCGGGGTTCTGCCGCTCGAAGAATGTGGCGTAGATGGACAGTTGCCAACGCACCTTGTCCTTATTGAGGACGCGGCACGTCTTTATGTCGCCGAGGATATATTCCGTGTCGCTCACCTTGTACACCTTGTCGATGGACGAAGCGAAATGCTCATTGTCGCTGACAAGGTATTCGCTTTCGGTTGGAATCAATCCACGCTCCTTGATAAGCCGTTGGTAGTTGACCACCTCCGGGGTGTCGTTGGTTGTGCCGAAATCATCGCAGAACTCCACCTGTGCGTGGATGTTGCTTCCGCGGTCGGCAGCGTTGATAAGCACTGCCTTTGGGACGTTGGTGTACTCATCGGGGAACAACTGTCTTTCAATCATACCCGTGATGCCCTGCAACGCCCTCCCGTCGGGCGCGGTATAGGTATGCCCGACGGGGTCAAATACAATATCAGAATATCTCAACATATTAGCCTTGTTTTAGTTGTTTTTTTCTTGTTGTGCACTCGTTGAGGAAGTCAGTATCCTTGCCGAATGCCTTCTCGTGTCTCTTGTAGACGGCGTTGAGCGTGGGGATGTCAGGAGCGTTCCTCACCTCCGCTATAGCCTGTGCCTTGCCTTTGTCGGCAGCCTTGGTGGTGTCGGCAGCCTTGATAGGCGTGCCGTAGTTCAGAGCGTCTGCGTCTTTGGTGTCGTCGATTGCAAACAAGCCGTTGAGAGCATACTTGCGTGCGTAGGATGAAGCAGAACCTGTCACTTGGCTTCCGTCCATTTTCGCTCGTTCTTCTGGCTCCCGAGCGAATGCCTGGTTGGGCAGCGATCGTTCTCCGTCAGTCAGTGTTGCGGTCGCCTTGACATAGTATCTGTCTCCAAGCATCACAATATCATCGGTGATGGTTAGACACAGCCCCTCGGCTTTGAGGAGAGGCTTAACCGCCTCGAGGATGTCCTCGCAACTGCGGTAATTGAAGCCGCCGAATTTGTTCCATTGATTCTTCGGTGCTTTGAGCTGGGACTGCACCGCAATCACACGCTCGATAAATGTCTTGTCTGCCATATCTATATAAGTTTTTTATTTGTCAGTATACAAAGCACTTTCGTGGAGGCGAGGAACGATGCCAACGCCCCAGCCTTGATGAGAGCGAACGGCAATAGTGCCGCACTCTCGTCCTCGTTGCATAGGAGGACGATGCTGACTCCCATCCACACGGTCATCAGCAGGTAGATGATTAGTTTCTTCATATATTTTGTTTTTTTATAATTGTCTGATAAAAAGGAGACTATCCTCACAGACCGCCTCCCGAAAAAAACGTTGTCAATAAATGATACGAAAGTAGTAGTCGGCTCGGAGGTATCGAACCTCGCCCCGGTCGTAGAGAATTGGATAAGAAGTTGTTAATAATTACCGACCGAAGCGCTACCAGTGCGAGCCGTGATGCCTCCCATATCCTCACGGACGGGGAGGTAATAAAATACAGTCATAAAAAGAAAGTGTGTGGCAGAGGGGGGAATCGAACCCCCTGCAAAAAACAAATATCAACTAAACTCAATTACTAAACTCAATCATACTCTACTAAATGGGAAATGCGGAACCACCGCGCTCTGCCTTGTACCTCCTGCGCCCTCACGGGTTCGGAGGGAAAAATTATGAGTAAAAGTTGCTTTAATAAAGGGAATAGGAGCGGTGGGAGGAATCGAACCTCCCCTGCGACACCAAGTCTCTAATGAGACCGCCAATGATTTGACGGCAGTCACGAGGAGGAATCGAACCTCCCCTCGGCACCTTGCCACCGCTCGGAATATATAGAGTGAGCAGTCAATTGCTCTGTAAGGAGTGCTGCTCGTTGGTTGGTTGTATACACTGCGGCGTCATAGGCTCGCCGCGTAGCCCCAGCACCTGTTGCATAGTCGGTGCTGACCACATCCGCAACGCCAACTCACACACTCGGCTGGAATGCTTATTGTGTGCGACTCGTTGCGGTCGTTATGCTTGTTGTCAATACGTCAATGTACTCTTTGTAGGCAGGATGGGAATTGAACCCATCCGTGTACCATACTGCCTTGTGTCTTACTCGTAGTCGTCTGCGTCGGAACACTCGAATCCGACAGCCTCGCAGAACTTCTCAGCATCACCGAGGAGATGCTCTTGCCGAAACTCGTCTATCACCATTGGGGATATTTCCCAACCTCTGTATTGATACCAGTTGCATTCTACGTTTAGAGTGTAGGGTTTTCTGTCCTCACCGTAGACTGTGGTTGATACTTCGGTGTAGTTGCCCTGCTCGCAGGCTATTGCGTCTATGCATTGGGTGGCGGCAAAGACAAAGTACGACCATAAAATCCCTATCGGCTTGCGGCTTTCGAGGATTCTAATATTCTCCTCATACTCGTCCGCCCATTCAATCAAGGCTTTTGCGGCAGCCTCGTCTGCTTCTCTCACTTTCGGTGCGCTCTCTCTGAGAGCCGCTTCTGCGGCTTTGTAGGCTTCGAGCCGCTTCGCCCATATAGCAGGGCGGTATATACTTCTTACGTCTTCTTCCATATCTATGACCATTCACAAGTGTTGGTATATCCGTTGATGGCTTCGTCCAAGTCACCTTCATTCTCTATCTCCACGTCGCCCAACTCACCATCGCAGGCGGTAATGTCAACGATGCTGATTCCATAGGCGTCCTCTCCATACTCCGGCTCTGTGTAGGTCGCCGCGTGGTAATGCCTGTTCTCAGCCCACATATTGTAGAATACGGAGATGACTAAGCCGTTTATCTCTGTCCAAAACTCCCATTTTTCGTAGGGATAGGAGAATGCGTCCGAATAGTTATCGTCAATCTCTTTTTTGAAATCTTTTGCGATTTGCGCGATTTGCGCTTCGCTCAGTCGGACTTGTGTCAGTTCTGCTTGCATACTCTATATATTTAATTGGTTAATGACTGAACACCTTGTCAAGGTCGCTCTTCTTGATTCTTATTACGTTGCCGTTCCGTCCTGCGTGGAGCCATCCACCACGGATGCGGTTGTGAATTGTTCCCACGCTGACGCCCACGTATTTGGCAGCCTCCTTGATGGTGAGCAGAGCGTCTTCCTCCTGCGGCTTGACCGCTTCAAGCAGACATTCGCCCCAAGCGAGGAAAGCCTGTCGCAGTTGTTCGGTGGTCACTGAGATGGTGACGTTTTGACCGGACTGTAGAATGCTGTTGATGTCAAGCGTATTCATTTCGTTCTCGTTGCGGTTGTCTTCAGTTCGCGGTAGTTCTGCACTACGCTGATTCTTTTCTTTCCGCCTTTGTTGATGGTGCAGGCGGCAGCACGGACGGTAGATGTGGAGGCTTCTCGGTAGCCGAAAACGACTACGTCACCGACCTCCATCTCTCTCAATGTTGCCCTTACGGACAATTTTTTTACCTTTTTCATTGCTAATTAGTTTTATATTAGTAACTTTGTGGTCTTAATAAGTATTCGCTTTATATCTTTGTTTTGAAATACGACACAAAGATAGAGGTTTTTCTCAGAGAATACAAGGAATTTTCTCAATAAATTCTCTCAAAATATATTATTTGGAATGATTCTAAATTAAGAATAATGGAAGAGACTATAAAAGAGCGAGTTATAAAAATTGCCAAACATAAAGGGCTTACACAATCTGGGCTGGAGCGAGAGTGCAACCTATCCAATGGGTACATTCGCAACATTAGAGCGACACCTTCTCAGAAGATTATTGATAGAATCTTAAAGAGATTCCCCGATATTTCGCTGCGATGGTTGCTCAATGGAGTAGGCGATATGTGTTGTAGCGACATATCAGACGAGGAATTGCAGAGGCAGGTGGACGAGGCTAACGCAAGGGACCAACATATCGGCGGCAACTCCAGCCACAACACGCAGACGATGACAGAGAACAATGATGTCGTTATCGGAATGTTGCGAGACCAGCTCGCTGAGAAGAACGAGGAAATCAAGTTCCTCCGCTCCTTGATAGCAGAAATGAATCAAAATAAATAATATTATGAGAAGGTTTTTTGTAGGGATGCACCTGATAGACTTGAAGATTGTGGAGGCACTGCACCTGCATAAGGATATGCACCTTTGCAGGAGAGTAGTGGGGTGGTCTCCTTTCGTTGGAGCGGCAATGATGATGGTGCATCTGTCCGCCCTTGTTTGCGGTTATCATTGGTCGCTTGCCAATGTCATAGGCAAGAGTTCCTTGATAGTGTTCTTTCTGCTCTTGTGCCTTTCGGTGACGTTCGGATATTGCTGGATTCACAGAGCATTCCTCCTGTACAATTTCGTGGTAAATATTGTGTTGGAGGTTCAAAAGATTGTGCCTTTCGGAGACATTCTTGCTCCGTCGAGATGGATAATGCTCGGAGTGGGAGCCTCGTTGTTCCTGATTTATGTTAGATACAAATGGATTTTCAGATATAAAAAGAAGAAGTAAAATGGATAAGACAAGGACTACTCTTTGCAGTATTGCTGTTGGCGGTGCATTGCTGATAGGATGCGCTTACGTCGTGGTGTGCGCACATAATGGTCGGTATCTTAGGGTTAGCGATGAGGTCGTTTATGATACTTGGAGAGACAAGTATGTGCTTTTCACTGACTATGGGAGTACGGGATGGATCGAAATCGGGAAATGAAAGAGATTATGAAGAAACTGATGATTGCGTTGGCTATGCTGTTGGGTCTTGCTTCCTGCCATAAGTGGGACGGCAAGACGCTGTATTTTTCCCCAGTGGATGAGTTGGTGCATATTGATCCTAATTGTGGTAATATCGTGCGGTACGCTGACGGTCGTATATTCCCGATAGAGAGAGCGTCCCTGTCGGACGCTGATGCCTTAAATCTGTGTCCTATCTGCGTTGACGAGGAGACCAAGCGAGAGATATTGGCGGCAAAACGTAGTAGGATGAAGATTGTAAAGTCGGAGAATGATTCTTCAGCGTGGTGGTCTGAGACAACGTATGTTAGCGATGAAAACTAAGGCATTGTTAGCGATTTTGCTTGCTCTGGCATCTTGCGGAGAGGAGAACCGCACACAGAAGCAGGTTGATGACGCATATGTGCAAGGTTATGAGGAAGGCAAGAAGGCTGGATATGAGCAGGGATATGAAGAAGGATATGAGAAAGGCCACGATGAAGGCTATCGAGAGAAGACTGAAGAAATAGAAAATATATACCAATATGATGACTACGATTATTAAGACAGCATTGGCGTTGATGGTAGCGGCTTGCTCCATCTCCGCCTGCGCCCCGGAGCGGACGCATAAGAACCAATCGGAGAAGGTGTATGTGTGCCACGGACCCAAGTCCAAGAGGTACCATAAAACTCCCAACTGCAAGGGTCTGTGCCGTTGTTCCACCGACATCAGGCAGATGACAAGGCAGGAGGCGGAGGCAAAGCACTACACCCCTTGCAGGATATGCTACAAAAAAAGGGAGGCATAATCTGTCTCCCTTGTCTCGGTAACCCCCATACATAAGTCGCCATGGGCTAATAACTCTCCATCCATTCGGTGTATGCGTCACATCCGCTGAGGCAGTCAGCCACATAGCCGGTGGTGTCCTGCTCGCACAGATACTCCCACACCGCCTTAGCCTCGGTCTGTCCTTCTCCTCGGTCGTAGGCTGTGGCGAACTCCTGCCACTCAGTAGAGGACTCCACTTTTGCCCACAACAATGGCTCCTCATCCGCAACGGAATCCATTAAGCAGATAAAGGCATTGCCGCACCAGCAGGTTTTGTTGACAGCCTCGGTTGAGGCATAGGCGGCGTGGGCTCCGAAGCCGCACATAAACATCGCTCCTGAGAGGAGAGCCGCTGAGATATATTGTCTTGTTGTCATTGTCGTTGTTGTTTTTATTCGGTTATCACTTTGTTCAAATCAATGTCGGGGGTGGCGGTTCGCTTCTTTCCGCTGCGTGTGGTGTAGCGTATCTTGCCTGTCTCATCGTCCACCCACTTGACAAGGGTGATCACCCCAGACTCCGCATTGCTCTTGCTCACGCTGACCTCCTTGCGGTTCACTCCGTCGCTCACCACAATGTAGTATTTGACGTTTCCTTTTTTTGTTTCGCCCTGATGTATGCGTGGCGACTCCATCGTGATAGTCTGAGACTCTACCCATTTCGCGCTTGCGGTGGATGCCATCAGCAGTGCCACCGCCAAGAAGATTGCTTTCATAATTTGTTGTTTATTGGTTAATATTTAAGTTGTTAGATGTTGCTCTTTTTGTTACCTTTATACTTGACGAACAAGCCGAGTGCCCAGACGGGGAAGGCTGCCGCCGCATATATTGCGGTAAGGTCTTGCGTGTCGGTCACTGCCGCCATCAAGGTGGCGGAGAATAGTGACAGGGACGCTGATGCTAAAAATCGTATCATAGTTCTTTGATTTTTGAATTACGCCCCAAAGGTAATATGTATAACTTTACTAAACAAATAAAAAGTAAAGAAAATGTATTACGTTAACATTGTTTAGTAATTGGTATACGCATTACTATATATATAATGAGTACCTTTGCGCCATAAACATACAGATATATGGACAACCTTGACATAATATTAAAGGCGAAAGGACTGACGAAGACGGCATTGGCTGACCGCCTCGGCATCAGAAAGCAGAACCTCAACGGACTCCTCAAGAACCCCACACTTTCCACCATCAGGAGGATAGCGGATGCACTTGACATCAATCCGAGAGAGTTGTTTGCCGCAGGAGCGGACGAGGTGACGGCACTGATTGAGTGTGACGGAGAGCTGTACGTGGCTCACGATCTGCGCACACTCCGCCAATTGGTCGGAGATTTGGAAATATTGAAATCTGAGAGAGATGAGGCGCAGGGGTAGACCGTTAGGCACGGAGGTGGTCACCCCTCCGGAGGTAAGGAGAATATTTGATGAGCTGGGTATACAGCTCCTCGCCACACGCAGGGCAAGGCATCTGTCAATAGACGCACTCTCAGAGTTGGCATGCGTGTCGAATATGACAGTCAGACGAGGCGAACACCCTGCGGACTATCCGCGATACCTTGGGCTCCACTCTCTCGCCAAGATATGCAACGCTCTCGGCTGTGACATCGTCATCGTGCCACGAAGGAGGTAACTCCCATTGTGTGGGAACAAAAAAAAGAGGATGCACGATATGTGCAACCCCTTTTCGGTGTGTGGTGTGGCGGTCTTGCTATCTTGGGATCAAGACCAGAGAGCAGTCAAGAGCCTCGCATAGGCTTAGTATCGTATTAAGACTTGCGTTAAGGTTGCCACTTTCAATCCGTGCTATGTTTGAGCGAGCAACACCGCTCTTCTCGCTGAGGGCGACTTGTGACATTTCTTTGCTCGTTCTCGCTTGTTTTAGTGCCTTGCATAGGCGCATCCGTGCCTCTGCCTCCGCCTTGCGCTTGCACACCTTGTGGTAGGTGTCCTCGTCCTCAATTACTATCAGGCGATATACATCATCATCACTCCATCCGTAGTCATCCTCCCACGTAGGGTTGTATCTGGGATCGGCGAAGTCAGCATAGGCAGCCTTGTCCATTTCTACGAGCGTGTATTCGGATTTTTCCAAATCCTTCTCGTCTACATCATCAACCCACTCTATGTCGTCTATTGTGACATATCCATATCTCGGTGTCTGCGTAAGGTAGCATACATCTGTAATTGTTGCCATTTTCTTATTCGTTTATAGTTATTAAGCGCTTATTTTTTCAACTCAATTTCATACTGATGCACATCGTAGTCGTGATAGCCTACCTTGTATCTATTCCACACCTCGTAAGTCAACTCTGGGACATCATTAAAGACGACAAGGATTTCATCTTCGTTCATCTTGTCAAGCACGTTAGCGATGTCGTTCAGACGCTCTGCGAGGGCTTCTTCGTCTTCATCAAATGACGCTGCGTCCTCTCTCAAACCTTCTGCGTCTGATTTCTCGTAGACCGACAGGCGGTCGACTTCAATAAACGCTCTGCGCATATCGAAAGGTGCGTCTTCCCATCCGCAATCCCTCCACACCCTCTCGCCGTCACGCTTGGTGTATGAGTGTATCGTCAAGTTGTACTTTTTCGCGATTTCTTCAGCCTCTGCAAAAGAGGCGAAGTTTACGAGTGCCTTGCCTGTGTTCGTATCAACCACCTTGCAATGTGATGGTGTGTCAAGGCCTTCGAGCGATGTTGGTTGATTGGTGCTGAAGTAGAAAACATCGCCATATTCATCAGATGCCAAAAATGAGTTTGCATTAACGTCTGCTGCATTGATTTTAGTTGCCATAGTTTTTTTGTTTTTAAGTTAGTATTGGTTTTGATTTCTGACGCAAAGATAATACATAGTGTAGTATATATGCAACACTTTGCCCGACAAAATGCACAACGTTAACACTTTTTAGCAAAAACGGGCAAAAAAGAAGGTGCGACAATGTATGCCACACCTTACTATATAATATATGCACATTTTGCACAAATATGTGTAAAGTGTGCAAACACTATGTGTTGCCGAAAAACGGTGTCACTCTCCCTATGCGGTTGTGGCTGTCAGCCGCCTTGCCAGCGTCAGCCAACGCAGTGTCACGCATGGCGGCGTAGTAGTCAAGTCTGTCACTGCCGATAAGCGCAAGCCATCCACACACAATTGCCAACACCAAAAAGTCATGGGCGAGAGTCTTGATGAGTGCCACTTGTGATGACGAGGTATCACCATCCATCTGCATTGCCAATGTGTACACATCCGGTGTATGCGCTATGTCATCGGTGACGATGACACCACCGATGGGTGTAGCCGTGTAGCCGTGCAGGTGCTCCGCCAACACCGCAAAAGCTGTGTCGGCAAATCGGATAGTCCTCCGTGCATTTTCGCCCTCGCAGATGTCGTTGTATATGTGCTTGACGTGTGCCGTTTCCTCGCTCGGCAGGGTGTCGGCAATCACGCTCAATATGCTCTGTGCATCATACTCTATCTCGTCGCGCATAAGCGCAATTGTCACTTGTCGTTGTCCTTTTTTCATTTTCTTCCTGTTTTTTCCGTGTATTTCACTCTTTTTCTTGCGTTTAAGTCGCTGACAATCGCTTCTGCAAGGGTAGCCCCTTGCTCCTCGTGAAATTTCGCACTCTCAGGAGCCAAACGCCCAAGATAGTCCGCCAATATGCTTGCAATGACGTATGCCATTGCGTTTGCTCTGATGTTTCTCTCGCCTTGCGGCGCAAGGTTGTCGGGGAGAGCAAGGGTGATGATGGAGCCGTCATCGCTGGCGGTGACACTATCCACCCACTCTCCACAGATGGTGACGAGTGATGTCACAGCCGTGTCATACATCGTCGCCAAAAACTGTGCGTCATCGTCAGTGGCAAACACCTTGTCGTAGGTGCTTGGATCATCTGCGCCGACACTCCTGCCGCCGACATAGACGGTCTCGGCAGACACCATCTGCAATGCCTTCAGCTTGCTTAATTGGATTTCAATTTCTTTCATACTATTTCTCGCTTAAAAGTTGGATACTCAGGTTGTTAACCAAGTTCATGATGTTGCTTTTCGCGGTTGCAGGCTCTGCTGTCGCTCGTGCATCAAGGGCGAGTTTGAGCAACCTCACGTATAGGTTGCACAAGTCTCTGTCATCCAAGTTGGTAATCGCCCGCTCAAAGTTTTGTTTTTGTGACCAGACAAGGCTCGCTACAAAGTTGCCGATGTCGCCACCATTAGCAAAGGTCTCAGCCTTGCGCTGTAGCTTTGCCTCCTCTCGCTTGCTGAGTACAGGCGCTTTGCTTGCGTCGATTGCCGCAAGACGCTCCCTCCAAGCTCTCTCTCTCCGTTGTTTATCCATAGTTAATTTTTATTGATTATATCCAAAGGTAAGTACTTAATTTTGAGAGATTAAGATAAAAAATAATTAACTATGATAGGTAGCATTATAGGAGGAGCGATGAAGCTCGGTGGGAGCATCTTCGGCGGCATCAAGGCGCGCCGAGAGGCAAAAAAACAGCAGAAAATGCTTGACGCCCAAAAGGCTGAAAATCAAGCGTGGTATAATCGCAGATATAACGAGGACGGCACTCAGCGTGCCGATGCCCAACGCTTGCTGACCAACACGCAAGACCTGCTCCGCCGACAGACAAAGGCGGCACAGGGGGCCAATGCGGTGACAGGCGCAAGCACGGAGGCGGTGGCGGCGCAAAAGGCGGCAAACAACCAAGCACTTGCCAGTGCGACAAGTACTATTGCCGCTGCATCTGATGCTCGCAAGGACAATATCGAGCAGCAGTATCAAGCCACCAACAACGCTTTGGCGGACAAGCAAATGCAAATCAGCCGACAGAAACAAAACGCTATCACGCAGGCAGTGCAGGGCGTGGCAGGTACGGCAGACAGCATAGGCGGCATCAATGACAGATTTGACAAGGACACCGAAAAGACTAAGTGATATGGATAAAAAAAAAGAAATCGTAGGGAGTAGCGATACACCCGTAATCACCAAGGACAAAGTGACTACTACACCACCGACAACGTCAATTGGTGCGACTGCTCCATCGCAGAGCGAGGACGAGTACAACGAGCAGCCGCAGACACCGCCGCAGACACCGCCACAGACGATGCCTACTCAACCGCAACCTACTCAGGTTGTTCCGACCGCTCCATCACTCGCCGCCCAGCCGCCTGGGGAGGAGTACGATGACACCGACAGGCGCAATCAGGCAAACTTGGCTGCTCAGACGACCACTGCACCGACAGCCAACGAAAATATGATATTGCAGTTTGACGAGAATAATAAGCCTATCCTTGTCAATGCGGATGTTGCGACACCGAAAATAACCCCCAAAACGACCGATACGGCTCCGGCAACCACAGCACCGGCAACAGAAGGTGAGGAGTACCACACGTACAGAGACATCCTCGCCAAGCTCGCCCCCCAGACGAGTGACGAGGAAAAGAAAAAGCAGATGCGCAGGGAGAGACGCAAGGCTATCGTCAGCGCGCTCGGAGATGGTCTCTCCGCATTGTCCAACCTGTACTTTACCACAAAGGGAGCCCCCGACCAAGGGCTAAAGCCTGGTATGACCGATGCCGCGAAAAAGCGTATGGACGATCTCCGCGCTAAGTGGCAAGCAGAAAAGGACAAATATCAAGACCTTATGCTCAAAGGTTTGGAGATGGATAGAGAGCAGGGCAATTGGTTAAAATCATACGAGTTGCAGAAAAATGCCGACGAGCGCAAGGCGAAGACGTTTGAGAAAGAATTGCCGTTGCTCGAGAAAAAGGTGCAAGCCGCTGAAGAAGAACTGAAAAAACTTATCCGAGAGAACAATGTTGGCGATGCTACGTGGGAAAAAAGTGTGGAGGTTGCCGAGAAAGAACTGGCTTGGAAAGAATACGAGCTTGATTTTATGAAAACGCACAAGGGCTATACTCCTAAGGAGTACAACGAGCACCTTGCTACCGAGCGTTACCGCAGCCGCACGTTGTCAAACAGGGCAGGTGGCGGAGGCAAGAGCGACAAAGAAAAAAGTGGCGGTAACATCATTATGTCAACACAGAGTGGATACGCCTACAATCCTACAGATGCACAGGTAAGACAAGCATACAGATGGTTGCAGTCCCGGCATTTTGTATCTGGCAACGCAAAAAGCATAAGCGAGATGGTCGCGGAATTGCAAAATTACTACACTACATCAGGGGAAAACAGAAATATATACGATGGCGCAAGTATTGAAAAAAGCAGACTTGACGATATTAAAGGAGGACCCCGTGTGGATGCGATGTTGGGAGGTAAGACGAGAGGGGATGGAAGCACTACGATAGACGCTGCTATTGGTGGCGGTAGTGGCGCTTTGTTGGATGGACTTTTATAAAATCATTTTAAAATGGCTGATTTAAACAAAATATACAACGCACTGCGAGAAAAAGGTGTAGTGACAAAAAGTTACGAAGAATTTGCCAACGCAATGGCAGATGGCAATAAGCGTAAAAATGTGTACAATGCGCTTGCACAGCAAGGCTTGATTACAAAAAGCTACAAACAATTCAGTGATGCCGTAGCACCATCTCATGCTCCACAGACCACGCAAAGCACAAGCACTGCGCCACGAAACAACGACTGGGTGAAACAAGGACTTAGTGTGCTTAAAGGTGTACCAAGTATGCCGACTCCTAACATACCGTCATATAGACCGACACCCCTAAAGCCGTCCGAACAGAATTTTGACGAGATTATAGCAAACGGATCCGTTTATAAAGACGACAATACATACAATTCTGTTGTTTCTGGTCTTGACGAGCGCATAAAACAAGCTCAACAGCAATACGATGCGTTGCTTAAACAGCATTCCCAAAACGTAAAAAAAGGAAGAAAGGAAGCGTCTTTTTGGGAGAGGCTTGGTGCTATGCCTGATGTTGACGACGTGCCGACAAAGACATCGGACGATGTGCTGACACCTGAGAGCGACCAGCTGAGAGCAGCTCGTGAGACACTGCACCGCTTGCAAAACACAAGAGTACAGCTTGAAAGAGGACGAGAGTCCAAGACACAAGGAGAGGAGTTGGACAAACGGAAAAAGAATGGATCCGGCTTGCTTGAGCGGGCTGCATACAAGACGGCTATCAGTCTTGAGAACTTCGGAAAAGGCTTTATGGATGCCTTGCGTGGAAGTGATATGTGGGCAACAAACGATGCCGCAAACGACTTGATGGCGGTTAAAAACATTGTGCATAAGGTTGATAAATGGAATGCGCTTACAGATAAAGAGAAAAGCGCAATGACAAGTGACGACCTGTTGAAGGTTAAACCGACTGACGAGGAACTCGAAATATTGAACAACTATGCGCTTGCCTACAACGTGAATGCACAAGCGCAAGACCCCATAAGTAGCAACTGGTCATATATGGCAGGAGGAGTGTCGGCAAACAGCGCGTTGTTCGGAATAGAAATGGCAGCATCTGGAGGTATGAATGTGTCAAGTTCAGCCGGGCGAGCCATAGAAAAAGGCGCATTGAAACTATCACAGAAGGCGGTGAAGAATGGGTTAGAGAAGTTGGTCGGCAAAACTTTTGAGAAATCGTTGGCAAGGAAAATAGCAGGTGGTGTAGGTCAACTTCCGGTGCAATTCGGAATGGGAGCGTTGGAGTCAACGGTTTTGCAGAACGGACTCACAGAGCGCAAGGCGCAAGAATACGAAATAGGCACTCCGTTGATGTCTATGGATGAGAATGGAGCGCTGAGATACTCAGGATCATTAGGTAAATTGGACGCCAAAAGCGCCCATAACAGAGCGTTGGTTGAGCAAACGATTGAGAACCAAACGGAGATGCTCGGCGGGCAGATTGGAGAGGTGCTTGGTGGATTGACGAAGGTTGGTGTTAAAGTTCTAAACAAAACGAAGTTAGGCGAAAACATAACCAAACTGATGACCGATGTATCATCAAACCAATTCAACCGAATAATGAATAATGCGTTGAACACGGCTGGATACAACGGATTTTTGGGGGAGTATCTTGAAGAACACGCAGGAGATGTTGAGCAAGCCTTGTTCTTGGGTACAATGACATTTGACACAGACCCAGAAACAGGTATCTACAATAAAGAGCATATCCTTGAAACCATGAGTGGACTTGCGCCAATGATGGGCGGACACATGGTTATGGAAGGAACCTCATACGGAGCGTCAAGAGCAAGAATGGCGATGATGTTAAGTATGGCGGAACGGAAAGGCAGCAAACTTTTTGGAGGCGAGAGATGGGCGCAAGTAAAGCAGTCTCTTGGCGGACTTGATAACCAACAATTTGCGGATAAGTTGTCGTCTATGCTTCAGGACAAGACATTGAGCGACAAGCAAAAGAAAGCGGTATATAATTACGCATTCTACGAAAAAGCACGGCAGGGATTCGAATTAATGTCTTTGAAGCAAGATATGGAAGGAGCTGTTTCTCTTATTGACAAAAATTCAAGAACCAACTTTGTCATAGGATATGAGAAAGGCGGACAAGCAGCCGGTGAATTGTTGACAAACTTACAGAAGGCGCAACGCAATTTACGAGTAAGGCTTGGTGATTATGGATATAGACAATTGTTTGAAGAAAACGGTGATGATTTCAACAAGGCTTATAACAGCGGAATGTTGGATACAGACCAGAAGAAACAAGCGTATTTGGATTATGTCAACGCTTTGAGTTGCTATCAAGGAGCGTTGCAACGACTCCACAATGACAAAAAATCCGAACTTGTTAACGCAAAAACCGATGTTGATAACATTATGGATGAGCAAGGAAATATTGTCAGCGCTACTACAACCGATGGCAAAAAAGTCAATATTGTTAATGGTAATGTTGTTCTTAATGAGGATGGCTCTGTTAACGTCGAGAAGTCCGGTTCTCTCGTTGTTGTTGATTCCGACGGGAAACGGAAGATGATTTCGGCAAGCGAGGTTGCAAGCGTAGATAGTGCCACAAAGGCTTCGGATGTGCTTGCGCAGAAGAACAAAGAGATAGTAGACAAATATGCGGCTGAAGAGATGTCGCAAAAGATTCAAGTTGGTGCGCAATTGCCAATCTTGACACCCAACGGTTCGGGAATAGCTACCATTGTAAGTGTCAATGAGGATGGTTCTGTTTCATTCAAAATGGGCGATTCCGAAAATATAATAACGACAGATGCTTATAATCTGTATGTGATGAATCTAAACGCCGAGGTTAGCAGTGCCTTGCGCGAAGATGATGATGCAGAGCAAAGCACTGAGAGCGTACCGGAGGTCGCCACAGAGGGAGAGCGTCCATTGACAGATGTTCCGTCACCCGCGGAGGAGAGCAGAGAGTATGCGCAAGGAGACGTGTTTGATGTCGTGGTGGACGGCAATAAGATGCACGCAGAGATAGTGTCTCCAAAGGACGCAGACGGAAGGTTCGTTGTCAATGTGGATGATGGCGAGTCTATGCGCACTCTGTATGTCACCCCGGAGGAGTTGGCTGCGATGGAATACAGGGAGGAGCCATCGCCAAAGGCGGAAGAAACAAGGCTTGCCACCGAGGATTCCTCGGATAAGGCATTGGAGAGAGAAGCGCAACCGACAGAAGAACACACCCCGACTGCGCTTGAGCGTATTCCGAGAGATGAAAAAGGCAACGCTCAATTCCACGATGTTGACACCGAGACCGCTTGGGACGGTCTCGTGGAGATGTCGGGCAACGAGGAAACTGCACATAAGGTGGCGGAAGCATCGCTCGCCAATGCTGAGAAGAGGTTGAAGGCGGCAAAGGCACTGAAGGAGAAAGGAGAGACGCCGGAGGAATTGTTGCAGTCAATCAAGGAAAACGAGGCGGCAGTGGCGGAAGCACAGAGGACGGTCGATGCTTGGAAAGCTATAGCAGGAGAACGGAAGCGCAGAGCTGAAGAGGCTGAGCGTGTTGTCCAAGAAAAGGCTGAAGAGGAAGCTCGTGTTGAAGCTGAAAGAAAGGCTGAGGCTGAACGCAAAGCGGAGGAGGAACAACGTGCCGCAGAGGAGAAGCGTATTGCCGAGGAAAAAGCCGAAGCTGAGAGGAAAGCGCAGGAAGAGCGCGAACGTGCTGAGGAGGAACGTGACAGAATAGAGGCGGAACTCGACGCACAGAAAGCAGACGAGGAGGCGCGCCTTGAAGCGGAAAGAAAAGCCGATGAGGAAGCGGTGGAGAAAGACGCGGAACTGAAAGAGGATAAGAAAAAACCGCAATTGAAGGATGTGGTTAAAGCAATTTATGAGAAGGGAAAGTCGGCCGCTTCCAGATTATACAAAATGGCATTCTTCGATGTCGCCAAGACACCGGACTTTATGAAGAAACTTGGGTTGACTGGAGACCGCTTCACAATCAAGTATGGGGTATTGTCGCGCCACGCAGGGAAAGATGATTCCCATTCGCTTACAGAGAAGCAGTGGGAGGAATTGCCTGATGCTTTGCAGAAGCCTTTTGCTATAACAAGATTCGGAGGAAAGGACAAAGGCTATCGTCTGTACACTACAATGAAGAACGAAAATGGCGAGACCATAGTCGTCGGTGTAGATGTGAAGAACGTAGGTCGTGATATGGAGGTGAATGCCATATCAACGATATTAGGAAGGCGAGGTGACGCTAAAAAGACACAGAAAGAGGATGTGCTATATACCGCTGAAAACATTACTCCCGAACAGCGGTCACTTCTCGGTCAGCCCAATTCTGACCAATATACCGGCGTTCGGGAGAGAAACGTTTCCACCGACAAAGGTAGCGAAAAGGCGGAGAAGAAGCAAAAGAAGCAGAGCGTTTTTGACAAGGCTAAGGAGATTGCCGACAAGGAGGAGAAGAAACGCAAGGCTGAGGCTGAGGATGACTCGGCTCTCGGTCAAGCGACAAGAGCCGTGGGCAAGAAAAAGAAGGTCAACCTGTTCAAATATACGGTTTCAGAAAAAAATAGCCATCCTGCGCTGAGAGGAGTGCATTATGCCAACGGCTATGCGTATGCTTCTGATGGATACATTCTCTTCAAGGAGAAAGCGGACTATCCCAAAGAGTGGGAAGGCACGACAAGAGACAAGGACGGCAATCTGATTGACGGGAAATATCCGGACGCGGAAAAGGCGATACACAGATTGGTTCACATCCCCGACAAGGAGGTTGAGTCGTTGCCGTCAAAGGAGGTGCTTGACTTCGCCATCGCTGCAAGCAAGAAGTTGAAAGGAGAGGCAATACCTGTCGCAATTGACGGAATATTCTTTAATGCAGTCAATCTGAAGAAGTTTCTTGAAGCGGTTGCATCCAAAGGAATGGACAAGGTTGTATACAGGCATCCTATGCTGTATGCCACCAACGGCAAGGATGAGATTGTAATGATGCCTACAGTGAATACATTGGAGGGCGCATTGGATATTGCCGACAAGATGGAAAGCGTAGGTTTGCCCAAAGAGCAGATTGATGCGTGGAAGGCACACATTGAAGCCGCTGATAAGAAAATGTCGTTTGAGGACTTCAAAAAAGCCGTTGAAAACGCCAATAAGGAAGGTGACAAGGCGGAGAGACCGAAGCAGAAGGAGCTGACTGAGGCGGAGCGCAAGGACGCCGAGGAGGTAGCCGGTGCGTTGGGCTATCGTGTGGAATGGGTGGACACGATGGAGGAGAACGGAACGATAGACGCGGACAAGAAAGCGATCCGTATCGCAAAGGATGCCGAGAACCCGTTGGTGCAGGTGCTGGGACACGAGGTGGCGCACGGAGTGAGGCGGATGATCGGTGGCAAGTTCAGGACTTTGCAGAAGGCGGCTCTGGAGGTCGTCGGCGAGAAGGAATGGGATGAACGCATCGAGAAGAAGCGCAAGTTGAATGCTTATGCCGAGGGGAAACTCGCCGAGGAGGTGACGTGCGACATCGTTGGAGAGGCGTTGAACAACAAGGATGCGTTGAAGCGTCTTGCCGAGTCGCTGAGAGGAGAGAGGGGCATCCTTGCCCGTCTGCGTGACGCAGTGGTGAGGATGGTCGAGTATTTCAAGAACAGAGGCGACAAGGAGGGTGTGCGCAGGATGAAGGCCGCCGACAAACTTCTCGCAGAGTTTGAGGGAGCGTTGAAGGAGGACGTTGCGTCAGGACAAGCCAATACTGAAGGTGTAGACCGCAGTGTAAGGGAGAGCGGGGATGAACCGGAGAACAAAAGACGGAAGGATTTCGCAGAGCGTTTCGGTGTGGACGAATCTTATGTGTCTGACTACGCAAACGGTATGGCACAGAAAAACACTGGAAAAGCTGCGAGAGCAAGACGTTCTATGGAGCGGCAAATTTATCTTGCCAACGCCGGCAAAACAAGCAAATTGTCGGACATTGCGAAGTCGTTCAAATCATTCAGAGCCGCTTTGAAAGAAGCGTTCGGAGACTTGGACGCTTTGATTGACGAGTATAGGAAGCTGTTTGAGGAAGAGCGCAATATGATGGAGGCGGCCCGGAAAAAAGCCGAGGAGGAAGCAGTCGCCCGGAAAAGGCATCTTGATGAACTATCCTTGCTTACAGAAGGACAGATAGACAGCAGATATGCCGAAGCGTTGGAAAAAGGCGACGAGACGGAGGCGAGAGAGATGCTCGACGAGGTGGCAAGGAGAAAAGGCTACGGAGATGAGAACAATGAATACAGGATGCAGCATCGTGCGCCGTCCAACCCAGGATATGAATCGGACGAGGCAAGACGGAACGACATTGAAAACGGTCCGGATGTAAACTTGGAGGACATCGCGCTCGGTTACAACAGACAGCCGGATGACTATTTCACGAATCCACGAGGATATTCGAACGATACACCGCACGGCAGAGAATCGACAGATGCAGTTGCAAATGCGTTGTCTTCGATTAGGCAAGGCGGAAGGGATGTGACGGTCAAGGTGTACAGGGCGGTTCCGACAACGATGAAAGAAGGAAAACTGCGCAACGGCGACTGGGTCTCGTTGTCGCGCCGTTATGCTGAGATGCACGGAAACCATGCGCTCAACGGCAAGTATCGCATAATGGAGGATGAAGTTCCGGCAAAAGACATTTGGTGGGACGGCAATGACGTCAACGAGTTCGGATATGACAATGGAGAGGATTATAAATATAAGAATGTCAAGAACAACCGCAAATCGGATGATTTGGTCACTCGTGACGACAAAGGGAACGTTATACCGCCAAGCAAGCGTTTCAACCAACGAAAAGCGGACGAGCGTTATTCACGCAGGGAAAGCAAGGCGTTGACAGCGGAGGAGCGGGAACTGAGGGACAACCTTGTGGAGCGTATGCGCAAGGGTGGACTTGACGTGGTGACTGATTCGGAAGAGATGCAGAGAGTCATAGACACCGAGAACGAGC